ATAAATGTAACATCTTTTTCTGACAACATTGTTCTTGTTTCAATACCAGGAGCACCATAGATAATTGTTTCTCTTTTTGTATATAGTTTCATATTATCAATATCTTTTTCTTCAAACAATCTATCTTTACCTTCAAAGAGTGTTGCAAGAGAATAAAATCTATCAGGAAGACAATGCACTTTCTTGGTTGAGAATTCTGGAATATTGTTTACAATTTTTGAAAAGTCAGGAATGAATGGAATTCGCAACATGTTTGGGATATCATATTCATCATCATCATAGACACTGATTTGGACAAAGATATCACGCTTCCCTGTAAAATTTGCCATCTCATAGAGCCAATGTAGGAAATTTGAACCTGTTCCTCCTGCTCCGATGAGGACAAGATTATACCCTTTGTTCTTTACTGCTTGAAGTAATTTTGAAATGTCTGTTTTGGTATATCCAAGCATAGAAATAAGTTCAGAAATATGAAGTTTTCTTGCTCCTATATCTTCTGCTACACGTTCAGAAATGCATGGCATTTTTTGTAGTTCAAACAAATTTTGATACAATTTTCTATTGTTTGCAATTTGATGCATAATCATATATGGATAGAATGTATCCAGCAATGTCTTTTCTCTTCTTTTACCTGGGATATATGCTCTCCCAAAACTGGAAGATTGATATCTGAATTTGATCTTATCAAATATAAGATGATTAATTTTTACTGTCTTTTTCATATGTTTGTTTTTCCTTTCATTATAAGTTAGTTATACAACCACATGCCAACACTCTGTAGAGTGTTGGTTCTGGTAGCTTAGTTTTATTTATTTATAGCTTACTCCACTGCTGGAATTAGCCTGTAAAGACGTTGTATCCGCGATCTCAACTGTTGGTTCTGGTGCACTTGGATTTGCCTGTTTTGTTGCTGCCTTGACTAATTCGGCCATTGATTTTGCCATGATTACACCTCCTTTTTAGCATCTGTTGGTAGTGGAATATCTTTGATCAGATCATCGATCATCTTCTCGATTTCAAAAGAACCAAGGAAATCATCGTTAGCTGCATTTACCGCCGCATCAGCAAGCAATAGCAATTTCTCATTTGTGTAACCAAATTTAATGATAGCACCTGCTACCGCATTTGCAAGTACAAATCTGAACCACGGCTCATCTTTGTAACCTCTTACCATAAGTGGCAGTTTTGGTCCTACTGCATCAGCAAGTTTCTCATTAAACATTTGACCTGCTCTTCTACTTGCATTTGCTTTAAATGCTGTTTTATTTCCCTCTACGAGGACTTTACCGATTTCTTGTACTGTCATTTCTGACTCCTTTATATGTTTGATTGTTTACTTATCAGCATATCTGCTGAAACTTCTGATGCACCGAGTTGTCTGGTTCCTTTACATGACTATTCGTAGTCAAGACCAGAATATCAATGCTTATTCTTTATTTCCTGGTACTTATTCCAAAACCAACGCATCTTTTCAAGTGTTCTTTGTTCATCTTCACCAGGTTTTCCTGCAAACAGTCTTGTTGCATATTTGAGATATGTCAACTTTAAATATCCAACAAACTCTTCTTTTGATGATAGCTTTTCAAACATATCAATCGCTTCTGCACCAAAGAAATCCTTATAATGATTCGGATTCACGTAGTCATACTGTTTTGCATTTGGATGGTTCTCAGGTTCTGGTTGTGCTGCGATCAACTCAGATCTGTCATAATATAGTTCAGCCATCATCTCTTCAAATTCTTTTTGTCTTTGTTCTTCTGTCATATCAGTTTCCTCTTTGCATTTCATACTTCGCTTCAGCAGCATCAATACAAGCATTCTCTACTTGGTTCATAGCCCATTCATCTGCATCAGGCAGAGTTTCCTGCCATTCATAGAAGATTTGAATAATGTCATCTTCATCAATATCTTCTACTGCCATACCGGATAAATGGTCTGTGATAAGTCGTGTCAGATCATCAACCATTTCTTCATCATAATTATCAAGTTCTCTTTCAGCCATAGCTTTCATGTCTCTTGTTCTTCCACATATCATTGTTTTTTTCCTTTAAGTATAAAATGGTAAATAGCAGTTGCTCCTCCTGAAATAATGATATATTCCAAAATAAGAAATACTCTATCTGATATATCCCATGTTCCAAGATCATTAAACCAATTGATATTCCATAGTGCAAATGACATAAGGAAATATAGGATAATTGTAATTCCAATAAATACACTTAATGTTTTCATTGTTGTTCCTTTATTTTTGAATAAATCCGATACAGTACATCGTGTCTTTGTAGTCAGACCACATAATGGGTGGTTCTGACCACTCTGTATCATTATGGTTTCCCCACCATAATTGTGCGTTTTTTTCATCTTCTCTTGTGAAGCGAACAGTGCATTCTGTATTTGCACACTCTTTACTTGACGAGCAGAAACTCCTGTCTTTATAGCTCAGCATTACACCTCCTTTGTTTAGATATACACCAGAACCAACATGGTGTTGGCTCTAGTTTACATTTAAACCCCAAATTGTTTAATGTAATTCTCCACACAGTCTAAATTGAAGTAACGTCATTCATGTTGAATTTGGTTTTAACTGTGTGGAGTGTAAGAGGGGAAAAAAATCTTATCCACGGTGTCAGGCGTTGGAATACCTGACTGTGTGTAGTCATTGCGGTATGCAAAAACCCCTCTTATTTGTATGACCATATTTCTATCGTATCCATTTACAAAATACTTATGGTCATACGCACTGGCTGCCTGAACTCAATCAGCTTCCCTGACCAGTGTGTGCCGAAGCACATCAGAACCAATCATTGTTGGTTCTAATCTACTTCTGTCAGAATTGTGTTTTGTTCAATAAGCATGCCAAGCCATATGCCAAGCAATGCTGCAGTAGTAAACAATACTGAGAACCAAAAGATTACCTTTTTCATTTACTCATCCAACCATTCTTTTTGCTATAGTAATAAGATGTTCTGCACTTATGAGTGTTCTCATGTGTACAAAACCTCCATTTTTCGCATTGTCTACCATTTTTTTGAATCTGTTTTCATGTCCTAACGCAAGTTTACTGATGGTTGCCATCTGTCTTTTTCTACGTGCTATTTCACCAAGTCTAATGACATCTTTTGTTACGGCTTCAACCCAATTGTAATAGGCATAATATCCTTTTTCAATATCACCATGACCAAGGTCAAGCATCTTTTGAAAGCGTACAGGTGCAGACTTTTTAATGTTATATAGGAAATTCTTATGCTCTCCCATTCTACGTGAAATAGTTTGCATACTTTCTGTACCATAACGTGGATGAGAATATTTGCGTCTATGTTTCTCTTCCGGACTTAATGTTTCTATATGAACCACCAACTCTTCTTCTTCATCTTCATAGGAGATAAGTGGAAGCATATTTCCATAAATATCCATAGCAGATTCAGAACCAATGTATGGATCATAATCCTTTGCTATACTCAATCTTTGATGTTTCATGCTAACTTCCTTTCACTACTAAATATGGATTGTCTTCAAATTCACTTGGTTCAGGTGGTGTTCCATTCTTTTTTGACCATTCTACCTGTAACATTGCTTTTGCTGTCTTTGATGTGATATATGCTTTATTACTAATGAATACATAGGGATTAACTCTAAATGTATTTGGTGCTTCCTTGTCCAAGAACCCAACATCACATAGTCTCTTGATGAAGTCATACAATTTAATGCGTGATACACCATTTTCTTTTGCAAATTGTGTCATAGAACCAATGATTATGAGATTCTGTCTGTCTGTGTGTTTTGTAAGTATCTTGAACAGTGTAATGTCTTTTTGTGACCTACAGGTTTGCTCGATAACCCATAAGTATGCTTCTTGCCAAACTGTCATTTTTAATCTCCGTATGCTATACTTTTCATCATTGTTATCCTCTTCATATGTATAGATTGGATTTATCCCCCCAGATACTTCATCAACTATACTATGATTAGGAACTCTTTTCATGGTTCCCATTTCTGTTTCCTTTTATATTTAATGTGTTAAGTGTCAGTTAACATATGTATCTTACACACTTTACACTTAAAAGTAGGAGTTGATGGCTATAAGAGTTCGATGACAGCGTTGTTTGTGGATTATTTGGTTCTGTGTAATGTTTGTTAGACTTATATATAGGTCTACAAGACCAAAACATATAAAAACAACAACATCTTATGCTCTTTCCTTACTTTCCAGATATTCAATAAGATACTTTGCGTAACTTACCAGAACCACTGCATCATCAATGAAGAATGTTTCTTTCCCTTTACGCTTTGCTTCTTCGTATTTACGTTTCAGCTCCTTGAGTGTAATTTCCATCTTGTCTCCTTTTATTCATCTTTCTCTCCCATTTCTGCCAATAGCTCTCTGGTAAACAGTAATGCCTCTTCAGACTGTTTATATCGATTCAGATAGTATCGATAGCCTTGGCTTGTTTTGTCGTTCATTTGGCTTGCCATGTGCCTGTATAGAGCCATCATTGCTTTGGCTCCTTTGCATTTATGTTTTAATGCATCAACATAGAGCATATCTTTCAGTTCTCTTGGTTCTATACCATAGAGATCACTGGTGCTCTTGATCGTTTTTGGTTCTGACATCACCTGTTCCTTCTCTGAAATCATCTTTCAATTCAATGTGTTCATGTTGGTTCTTTTTTACGAGAGAAATAGAACCATAATCACCACTCCAATCAATGATTCTGTCATCAATATTTCCATCATTTACCTGTTTGTTTTTCCTCTTTATGAGTATGATAACGACAGTAATAGCAATGATGAAAATAATGAATAGCATTTGATTATTTGAGTCCATTTGGATACCTTTCTGTAATCATTTTGTATACTATATTGTACCATTTCTGTGTATTCTCAATACTCTTGTTCATGATCTCTTTTACTTCTTTATATCGCTTTTCATCTACTTGTTTGAGTTTGAGTATATCGGTAATGTAGTGGTTCTTCCCCATGAGTAGCTTCTTATCTGAGATAGCAAGTTTTGGACGATGTTCCTTTGGAATATCACTGACCCAGATACGCATTAATTCTAATGCCTGTATGACTGCAGAGCTTTGCTCTTTTGCAAGTTCCTGTACTTCATCACTATTTGCGATCACAGCAATAAACTCTCTTTCTTTTGCATTAAATTTATGAATCGTTAATGACTTATACCCTTCTGTTTTGTATTTATAACAAATAGCAGGCATTTGACTATCTTCATCTGTGACCTGTTTTAAAAACAGATATACTTGAGCCAGTACCATTCTGTTTAAAAGGGTACATTGGTCTCTTCTAATGGTTCTTCCGTTTTCGATATCGAGTTGTTTTGCGTCCCATTGCTTTTTGTTAAACATGCAAGCTCCTCATTAATTTTTTCTATATTATTCATGAATATATGCTTTGTATCATATTGATATATTGGTTCTTTACTAACTTTATCTTCTATTCTTTTTAATTTAACATTGTAGAAGCTGATAAATTTATCTTCTTCAAAATCAATAAGATTTACAGAGTAAAATAACATATAATCATCTATCAGTATCGGTTTTGAATATACCCTATACTTTTTTTTCATATATTGATATCTTTCCTCATAATATGCATCTTCTCTTCCCATATCCACGATCTCTACAATATCACCTTTTTGAATTTTTTCATCATAATTTGACATATACATCTCCTTAATAAATACATTTCAATGCATACAATCATTATATATATTGAAATATATCTATATTTTGTGGAACCAACCATGCACTGTAAGGCACAAAGGATTGACTCACGAACATACACATTATAAAAGTCATATACAATGCATGTTGGCTCCATCAAATATAATAGATGCCTGTCTATCCAGGCTTGTCATACGCTTTTCTTCCTATCGCATAAAGAAATTTGTATCTTAAATAAATCCTGCGGCTATGTTTTCTGTGGTTTTTTAGCAGGTATCCACGAGTACGTTTCCAAAACTCATCACCTGTCTCGTTGTGGGTTTTTATACACTGGTGCATACGAGCCTTTACCAGTGGCACATTTAGTTTCCGCAGTACATATTCCTGCTTCTGGTCTGGTGCAACGACCAATAGAACCAACTTCATTGACTCTGTTGGTCATTGCGATCAGATTTCATTCATTTCATTTGTTAATGTTTTTTTTGATTGATCTCCTCTACAAGTTTATCAATAGCTGAGTTACCAGTTTTTCCATAATTTTTCATCAAATATTTGAATATACTATTCAACATTTCTTTTTCATTTTTATTTTCTTTTTTACATTGTTCTTTGAACCATGTATAGAAAGTATGATCAAAGTTATCAATAAATTGAAACATAGAATCATGAGAATTTAAATTTGATGCATCTGTAAGAATGTCAATGATTGCTTGGTCCATCTTTGCTTCTATCGCATTTAAATCAACTGTGATAGGTTTTACAGGTGGATAAGTGTGCATTCTATTTACACGATAAAATGGGTCATTATTATCTAAAGCCATAATCTTCTCCTCTATTCCTGTTTCTCTTGCTTATCCCCTGTTGGTTATTGTTCTTCTGGAAGTAATCCAAGTACTTTTGCTGCTTCATCTTCTGTCATGCCAGAATGAACCAATTTACGTAAATTGGCAAGTTGCAATACTTTATCCAAAACTTCATTATATTCTTCGTTAGTATTGCTTGCGATATCATTGCATACTTCAAATATAATAACACTCAATTCATTCACAAGCTCATTAATGCTTCCTTCTACTCGAAGTTTGTTTCCATTTGCTTCAATCATTTAATTCTCCTTTTTCTCTTAATACTTTTCTCAAATGTACAGATACTGTACTGTTGCTTCTACCTGTGGTATTCGCAATATCTACAATGCGTAAACCCTGCTTATAAAGTCGATAGAACTCTTGCTCTTCTTCCGGTGTGATTTTTTTTGAACCACTCTTATTTGTGAGATTTGATCTTCTACGCTTTCTTGGCTTCTTGCTTGGCTCCATATTGTCAATGATAGAACCAACAAGCTCTGTCAGCATGGCTATCTCTTCTTTCAGCTCTTTGATCTCATCCTTTAATCCAAACCATAACATTATGTCTCCTTACATATATTTAAATACATATCCATGTGTTGTTTTCTGTTTGCCTTTTAATACCCTGCTAATCGCTCCAGGATCTAATCCTAACGCTCTTGATGCTTCAGCTATACTTTCGTATTGCTTGTAGTTGGTAACGCATTTAATCGGTCTTTTACGTTTTTCACTCAATGCCTTGAGTTTTCTCTGTCTTTCTGTTTCATCCTCTTGGTTCTCAAAGCATATGACATACTCTACTTCACGATTACCCATCATCTCATAGAGTGTTTCTTTCATGGCTTTGTTGGGAACCAACTTAATCCGTTTTCGCTCCATTTTTACCCCCTTGAAATATGTTTTGAAAAGGGCTATTTTTGACCCCACTTATTCTTAGAGCTAAGTTGAGGTATTTTTACCAACAATTTCATAAAGCATTCTTGAGGTTGTGCAACTCTGTAAAATCGTTTCAAAACCCTAAAATGCCTTTCTAAAAATCATCAAATATCTTCTCATCCAAAGGGGAGAAAATGAGGTAAACGGAAATGATAGCCGATGCTATGGTTCCGACTGCCAAAGCTGAGAATGAGCCATGGAAAATCCACATGACTAGACCCAACAGAATGGAATCCAGCAGTGCATTAAAACTCTGTCCTCTGTCAAACTTATATTTGATGATCGCTACATTAAATGCTGTTGCTACACCTGCAGCGATAATCAACTCTACGCCTCCACCTGCCATGTTCTCTCCTTTGTTTTCTTTTCTTTACTTTTCTTTCCCTCACAAAGCCCTGCGCTTACGCTACGGGCTTTGATATGGTGTTATGCTGTGCCTTCATTCCACATTTTGTCTCTTTTTCTTTTTGTCCATTCTTCCATAGGTATCTTCTTAATACCTTTCTCTCTCTTCTCTAAAGCAGCTTGTTCTGTTTCTTTCTTGATTTGTTCTTTTTGTTTATCAGTCATTACTGCTCCTCTGTTATTGTTGGAATTCTCATCCAGTTCACTATTGGTGAACCTCCTCTATATCCTCTACATTTCTTGATATGAAGGTTTGTTTCACCCTTCTTGGTTCTTTCAAGCCATAGCTTAGAACCAAGGTGATTCACAAGCTCTGGACTCATTGTAGGGATATCTTGTTTGGTTGCTAAACTTTGATTATGGTCGATCAGTATGACCGTATTTGTTTCTGCTATTAATTCAAGTTTCTCTATTATTCCACCTGCTGATTTAAACTTGTGCCAAGTATCAACGATAATGACCTTATTATCGGGCATTACAAGCCTTTTATTGGCTAAGGCAAGGTAACCATCGACATGGATATATTCGCAGTTATTTTGCTCAGGACTGTCATTATCGTCTAAATCAAATAGTATTGGTGTGATACCTTCTGCATTCAGTGCTTTAATGGCACTAATCGTTTTTCCACAGCCAGATTCTCCATAGAGGAGATTTATCTTGTTTTGTCTGAAGACTTGAGCAAGCATAATTGTCTCCTCGTATCTTTCGATAAGTGTGTTTAACATTGTATTTTGAGTTATTGATTTATAAGTTCGCAGAAGAGTGGTTCTCAAGCACTTTCTACAAGATGAATTTACGGGTTCTCAAAATGATAACCTTGACTTGAGAACCCGTAAATTCATATACGTATTAGATACAATAAAGTCCTTTATTGTATCTAAATACTATGACCTTTGTCAAGTAAATTTATTAAAATGTTCTCTACTTTATCTCTATAGAACCAAAGAGGACTAAGCCTTCTTGGTTCTTGTTCTTTGCTTCATTTCAGCTATTCTCTTACGTACTTCCATTTCAATGGCAATATGCTCTTGTAGATCATCTGTTGATACTCCGATATAGTCAAGCACCTGTCCAGGGCTGTAACCGGCATCTAAGAGCGTTTCTGTCATGCTCTTCATGGTCTCATCATATTTGGTTGTAAATGGATTTAACGCTTCTGCTACCTCAAATGTCGTATCGACAATTCCTTTTAGTGTAATACTCATTTTGTATCCTTTGTATGTTTTTTATGTGTATGAAAAGGGCATATCCCTCATAGGAGAGTACAGCACAACAATCACGAAAAGCTGTACTCTCATATCAGAGATATATCTACTCACAAAGGGAACCAACACACAAGTCATTTAAATTTGGGAAGTTTGAAAGAACTATGTTTTAAATAATAATAAAGGGATTAGTGCATTGGTTCCCCATGTGAATAGATTGGAACCACAAACTATCATCTATGCCGATAACTGCATGGATAGTAGTGGTTCTTAATGAAGTGGTCACCATCCAAAGGTGTCAACGACTTCTTCTTCATCAAGCAGTTTTGCCTGCTCTTCATCTACGATACTCTCGTAGACTTCTTTCGGGTCTTTGTCCACAAGCGGTAGTAGTCTTTCTTTGATATACCACTGCTTGTTTTCAAACTCTTCCTGCGTCATCGTTTCCCATTCAGGGTAAAACTTCTTCGCATACTCTTCAATAGGTGCGTCAGAACCAGTCTCTTCAATAATCGCTTTCAACTCCTTGACGGACTTGCCAAGCTTACTGAAGCGTACATTCGCTCTTTGCACAGCTAAACCACTGTGTTCCATGTAAATACTCCTGTATCAATATCTGCTCACACTATCAGTATGAACACCATGGGAGCGACGAAGGAGCAAATTAAATAGGCGGAAACCAAGGTTGAAAACCAAGGTTTAAAAATGGGGTTACAAATAGGGTCAAGGCACGTTCATTAGATAACTACTAATGCCTTAGCGACTCTACAAGTAGAATCCCCATCATAACCCTCCGAAGAGGGCTACAATGGATATTCTTACAGAGATATCTCATACTCAAAGCCAAGACCATGTCTCGCTTCTTTGGTTCTTTGTGGATAGAATTTACCAAATGCTTCTTTGTTGATCTCACACAATGCATTCTGATTAATTACATATCCACATGACTCAAGTGGTTCCTGAAGGAATTTATGCTTATGCTCATTAATATAAGCCAACCATTTATGATATGAAGCGATCATCACTTCCTCATGTTCTTTGTCTACGATATATTCATCATGCTTCACAAGAATTTTACCACCTGCATTCCATACATCGATAGACACCTTCTTCATGAGCCAAGCATCAATACTGTGTACGATAGCAGCAAGTATCGCACTTGATTTCGCTTTCTCTCTGAATACCGTTGTATGCATCGTCATACCATGCATCTTTCCGTCATCACCTTTGATATTCCAACGTGGAGCCTGTGCAACAGGACCACTGCCATCAAAGTCAAGATAGTTGGTACTGGTTCTACTAAAGAAGTATGTACCAGTTCCAGGAAGTTTCCAACTTGAGACTGCATAGGTATGTGACTGTCCATCACGTACCGCATCTCTTAGCATCATGATCGTTCTAAGCTCAGGCTGTGCTCTAAGCTCTGTATCAAATTTAATGATATAATCATTTAATTCGCCTTCACTACAGTTGGGAACCAACGTATCGATGATACTCAATTCATCATTCTCATGTGCCGTGAGAATACGTTTGAAACCTGCCATATATGCAAGCATCTGTGCAGGTCTTTTCGCAATGACTCTGTCTACCTTGGTTCCAAATACTCTCTCAAGTACCTCACCAAAAGCATCGGTATAGATATCACCACCTTTGGTCTTACCATAGACCCCAGTCATATTCGCTACACTCTTGTTGTCAAGAAGCATCGCAAGGATTTGATATCCTGACTGTCTCGCATCATAAGCAATGGTTTGTTCACCTAAATGAAATGACTTCGTCTCTTCACTCTTACCGTAAAGATTACAGAATTTAAATGCCTTTTGCATCTTCGCTGCTCTCCCTCTTGGTTCTAGAGAGATAGTAACAGGAAACATAGAATTATTCAATGCATTCAATGCCTTCATATGCTTTTCAACCAAGGCATCTGTACGTGTTGTCTTACGATATCTAAAGCCACCACCTGCAAGCTTATCTTCTTCACTATACATCTTCATAAGCTCATCACGTATTTCCTCTTCAGTCTTTGTCAGTCTGAAGAATACATTCTGTGATTTCATACGCTCAAGATAGACACGGTCAAGCAGACCAATATCAGTATGTACACCTACTTTATCTTTCAGTTGGGTCTGCACTTTTGCTTTCGCAAAACGCTTACGTGAAGGGAAATGTATCTCTTTCTCTTCTACTTCCATTAGTCTGTAAATAGAAGGATGAAACTGGATAGACCAGGATGTATGCCATACACCTTTCACTTTACGTGTAGCACGATAGATATCACCATAACCACTTGCATAGTCAAGCAATGCATTGATAACCTGCTCAAGCAGGACACTATGCTTATTCTCTGCAAGCAACGCATCTGTTCTAAAGCCATGCTTGAGTACATTCTTCATGACAAAGTCACGATTGTTTATCTCTGCTATCGCAGCACCTAATGCCTCTTGCAATGGCATTTTGATCTTACCTTTGAATGCAGCATGTAATGCTTTGTCAAATGCAAGTCCATATGTTCTTGTAGCTGGTGTTTGTCCGTTGAATGTAATGATCTTCTTCATTAGTAATCCTTTCATGATTGTTAATGTGATTGTTTTTGTTAGCACTATTGCACCTATCCGAGCCAACCATAATGCCCTCCAAGGAGAGCACTAGCTTGGTTCTAGTTGGTTCTTACTTTCTCAAATGATTCTCTCATTCTTTCCAGTACAAAAGCCACAGGACGTGTCTCAGGTGTATAGGGAATAAAGAGGAGGAGAAACTCCAAGATAAAAGCGATGACGAGAAAAAGGGATGTGAATAAGATAGCACCAATGAATGCAAATGCAAGATTGATGAGTCCTATTACTACACTGATACCAAACTCAAACATGTTGGTTCTTTTGTTATGTGCACCTATTGCAAGGTAGATCATAATGGCTAATCCGATGTATGTTCCTGGTGTCTGAAATGCTGTATGTACCATAGTAATTCCTTTGTTGTTTTGTGTATGTTTTGTTGTTGTTGGCTCTGTGAGCATTATTAAGGGGAGATTATAGGGATTAAATATAAATGCCCTGTATACAGTGCTTTGCGAGGATTGTGTATGTGGTGGTTCTATGCTTTAACGCATACAAATATGAGGCAGTGTGACAAGTAATGACTCAAGTAACCTGAGCTATGTGGTGACATACTGTTGGTTCTGTATATACCATAATATGTGTGGTGTTATCTCCATGCCTGTTGGTTCCCTATAAAGGTAGCAATATGTGTGGTGTAACGCAGCATAGATTGTGGTTCTGTGTGTGTGTGTGAGTGAGTGAGAGGTATTCCTTTCTCTCTTCACGCTTTATCTATGGAGAGTTACAGGTTAACTATGAGATATACTAATGGGTACACCATAGTGTTGGTTCTGTTACAAATGAGTAACACCATAGGACCCTCCTAAGAGAGCCCTAGCTATTACTTCTTACCAAATGAACCATAACCTTTGTATTTAGTTATTGGTTCATCATCCTCGAATAGTGGCATAACATCATCAATTACTTCCCCTATCTTTGTGGCTGCAATATCTACATGCTCATGTGCCAACTCTTTACCTGACTTGTAGTTATCTGCTACTGTCTTATCTGCAAAGTCTCTAATGTATGGATTCTCACTCTGGTCTATGTAGTCACCTACTCTACCTGTTGCACCCAATACATAACCTGCACCTCTTGCCGCTACCTTGATTGTTGTTGTGATTGTTGTTTTAATACCCATTGGATATCCTTTCGCCAGATTTAACGTCATGGTCGGACAATGAATGTATGTGCTGTTAACACACCATAGAACCACACCATAGTGGTGTAGCTCTAGCTATGTTAATCTATATGCTCAATGATATAGAGTGATGTAAGTAAGACCAATGATAAAGAACCAAAGACCAAGAGAGTATATGCCAGTGCTGTAAGTTGTAGTGTGAACATGATGTATCCTTTGTGTGTGATTGTTGTTACTACTATGGAACAAGTAGGGTCCCCTATTCCTCTATATATATACATACCGGGGGTACCCAAAACTTATGGGTCCCATAGAGCAACTACTGAAGTCGGAATCATGTGAGAAAAAATGTCTAATAGTTTATAAGTTTTTGTTATGTATATGTAAAAAACATATTACAAAAACCTCTTATATATATGAGAAGTTTTTTGCATTTTAAAAAGCATACAATATATGCTTTTTTTAAATTATGATTGACAAACCATACAAAAAACAATATAATATATAAAATAAATAAAAGGAATAAAATGAAATTTTCAAAAAAAGATGAATGGAAAATGGAACCACTGGATTCATATGATGAAACATATGTAAAATACCCAATACGTGATTTGAAAGTGCATAAGATGGCATCAATCAATCCTATGATGAACCAACAACAGTATGAAGCATTGAGAAATAGTATTGAAGAAGTAGGTCAAAGACAGCCTATTATTATATGGAGAGGACAGATTATAGATGGAAGAAACAGAACCAAGGCATTAGCTGAGCTTGGCTCTGAAACTGTAAATGCAATAGAATTACCGTATAATTATACCACAGAGCAAATAAGGAGTGAAGTATTGAATAGTGAAAATAGAAGACATCAGACTGAAGCACAACGTGCTATACAGGCTTGGTCAATGTGGAAAGGCAGGCTTGGCAATAATAAGGTGTATAAAACAGCAAAGGAAGCTGCAAATGATATAGGTATATCAAAAGCATATGTTGAAAAAGCAGAATGGGTAGCCAAAAGAAGAGGTGAAAAACTGCTTGAGGATATGTTCAACACTGGTTCGTGCATATGCTGTGGAAGAGAAATAAAAAATCTTGCAACATTGCAGAGTGTAATCAAAAGAGATGATGAAGAAAATGCTGAAGCTGCATTAAAATCATCTATAGAGCCACTTACTGATAGTGATAAAGTAGCTATAGATGCATTTGTAAGAATGATTAAGAATGAAAAAAAAGAAGTAATTCTTGAAGTAGCTAAAAAGTTATATGCAGAAGGAAAAGACAAATGATAATTGAATTATCAGATGAAAATGTTGAAAAGCTATTAAATGGATCAGAGCTGACACTACGTAAAGATAGTTCTGGGAATATTATAATTGAAATAACAACATATGAAGAGTGATGTTGGTTCTGCATCCCGAAGGGATGCTTGATCTAAAAGAGTCCGATAGTTTCATTAGGTGTCACAGGTTTACGTGAGCCAAATCCTGGTTTCATCGCTTGCTCTCTCAAGGCAAGTAGGTCATTTCTCTCCTGATAACTTCCATTATATCCACCCTTTCCATAGTTGCCTTTTGGTTGCTTCACAGAAACACGGATACCAGCCCTTTGTTGTCCACCTGCTACTGGTTTCTGCTTAACCACCTTAGGTTGGTTCTGAAGTGATGCTTGACCAGGCATTTGCGCATCAACAGGCATAGTGCCTTCCAAAGCAAGTGGAGAGCCAACAACCTGTGTGTATGGGTTTACATTGGGTTGCATATTCATATATGGGTTCTCACCTGGGTATCCTGCACCTGGTCCAACAGGTTGACTCATAATATCTGCCATCATTGCATTGAATGCTGATCTATTCGCTCTTGGGTTCACTGCTCTACTGCCAAGCGCATCTCCTCTTAATTCCGGTCTCAACGATGAGCGTAACTTTCCTGCCATGGTAATTCCTTTTAAATAATATGATGTATTGTAGCATATTGTTGGTTCTGATAAAATATGGTAAAATACTTCAACTTACCCTATAGGAGAATACGTGATAAAGCACGCTAAACGAGAAAAAACAGGCATGATACGCTATGTGGATGATGTAAAAGTATGGGAACCAAAGTATGAGAGACCGATACGATGGTGTATTGTGATATCGGAACATGGTTTCTATCGTATGTTTGAGATTCCTGAGAATTATGAGAAGCAGCATATACTGGATATGATCAAGGAGTACAACGCATCAAAGCGGACATTGGACCTGTATGATCTTTCACCCAAAGTGATCAAGATGAGAGATGACAAAATAGACATGGAGATAGAAGAATATGAATAATGTACAAGATGGATATGCGGAAGATGATAGAAAATATGCAAAACAGGTAGAAAGATACAAGGACAGAAAATGACATTGGAAGAATTAAAGAGAGATGTACCAAAGCACAGTAAGAACCTCATCACACAGAACCTGGTAGATGTATTTAATAAGTTGGAAGAGGATGAGGGGCATGATTTCGCAGAGCAATACAAACAAAACTTCATCAGTATGTCATCCATACTCAAAAGCGGAAATTACTCTGTAACAGATTATACCAATGCCATCAAATTCGTATCATATAAGCTCATGGAAAACAGTGATATCGATGCCTATCATATGACTTTCCCGGACAGGGTCAATCGTATCATGACAAAATGGCGGGAAAAAGGGTTGGATGATGAAACCATACGTTTCAAAAAGCTATCCCCTTATGTATCTGCCTATAAGCGAAATGATATCGTCATGAAGGTTATGGAGCAGGCATTGGTTCCAAGTAAAATACTGAATGCACCGTTATTCCAGCAGGCACTGAATGTGCAGGCAGACCTGATGCTGAATGCAAACTCTGAAATGGTACGCATGTCTGCAGCAAACTCCATTCTCCAGTATACAGCACCAAATGAGACAACAAAGATAGAGCTTGATGTTGGGGTTAAAGGAAATGATGAAGTACAGGCACTGAGAGATGAAATGCAAAGATTGGCAGCACAACAGCAGATAGCCATCACCAGTGGTTCTAAGACCTCTGCAGAGATAGCAGAAAGCACATTGATCATTGAGGTGGATGATGAGTAGTATTGAGAGAAAAGCAGCGATATCCGTTGATGAGTTGCTTAATAATGTATCCTATGCAGATAATGAAGATTATGAACCAACAAAGTTTGCCCTCGAAATGGTGAATTTCATTAAGCTCGTTAATGGGGTAGAAGGGGAGACAAATAAAACACCGGTGCTTCATATGAGAATGCTGGACAAATTAGTATCAGGGGATACGAATATTATCAACATGTGTTATCGTGGTGCTGCGAAATCAACACTCATGGAATATATCATTTTCTACATTGCTGTTTTTGGTGTATTACCTAAATTTGGCAGAATCACATTCATGCTCTATGTATCTGACTCGATTGAGAATGGTATTAAAACCATGCGTAAATCATTGGAATACAGATGGGAGAATAGTGATTTCCTGCGTAAGTTCCTACCAAAAGCACGCTTTACGGATGTAAGATGGGACTTCTGGAATATGAAAGATGAAAAGCTTACTGTAAGAGGATTCGGTGGGAAAACGGGCGTGAGGGGAACCAGGGAATCAGGAGATAGACCACAGGTAGCCTTCCTCGATGACTTGATATCAGATGAGGATGCACGTTCAGCAACTGTTATCTCAAGTATTGAAGATACGGTATATAAAGCGATTGATTATGCATTGGATCCAAGCAGAAGGCTGATCATGTGGAATGGTACGCCATTTAACCAGAATGATCCACTATATAAAGCAACAGAATCAGGTGCATGGGCAGTATCTGTCTATCCTGTATGTGAGCAGTTCGATGAATTAACAACAGAGGATACATTCAAAGGTGCATGGCCGGATAGACATACCTATAAATATGTCAAAGATCAGTATGAAAAAGCAAAGGCAGCGGGGAGACTGGATTCATTCAACCAGGAGCTTATGCTTCGTATCGTATCAGAGGAAGATAGACTCGTAAAAGATGGTGATATCGTATGGTATGACAGAAGTGCAGTATTGCAGAATAAAGAGAAATATAACTGGTATATCACGACAGACTTTGCAACAAGCGAAAAAACAAGTGCAGATTTCAGTGTCATATCTGTATGGGCATACAGCTCTAATGGGGATTGGCTCTGGGTTGATGGGATTGTGAAGAGACAACTTATGGATAAGAATATTGATGACCTGTTTAACTTTGTATCACAGTATAAGCCACTCAGTGTTGGGATTGAAGTAAGTGGACAACAAAAAGGATTTATTGACTGGATACGCAGAGAGATGGTAGGAAGAAACATATTTTTCAACCTTGCAAAGGATACGGTTGGTTCAACAGGAGGAATCAGACCCACAACAGACAAACTGACACGATTTATGACAGTGCTTCCATTGATAAAGCAAAAGAAGGTGTGGTTCCCAAAGGACATGGAAACATCTATTCAGCTAACAGAAGCCATGAATGAGCTTCGCAGTGTGGTCATCACAGGGTTCAAATCAAAGCATGATGACTTCGTAGATACAATAAGTATGTTATCCGTCATGAAGCCGTTCAAGCCTACGGTAGAGAGTAAAATGAAGCTCAACGACAAGTCTCAAATATGGGAAGAAGATGATGACGATAATGACAAGGAAAAGAATTCATATATTTTTTAAGCTATAATGTGACATCGAGACATCACGGATCGAATAAATTAACACGGAAAAAGGAATAAAGATGTCACTTACAGTAGATAGAAATAACAGAGAGATTCAAGCGTTTCCAACACACAAGGGTACATTTATTGGTATTGCTTCGAACCAGGAGTGTGCGAATAAGATCGTACATATTGCGGAAGATGGAGATGTTACTTTCCATTTTGATTCAGGAGATGTTGTATATTCCGGTATAGTAGCACCATGGGATACATCAACAGATAATACATGTAGAGGTGTTACATCTACAACAACCATTTATATAAGCTAAGGAGCATATTATGCTCTTTGGACTAGGAAGAAGTTTTGGTCTCGGATTTTCATGGATGCCGCTTGTACCAAACTTATGCATAGTGATAGGATATGATGGTTCTGAATGGTATGGAAAGATAACCGGTGTTATGGGTTCATCTGATCCTGAATATACTGCAAACGGCATACTACTTTATTCGTTTAAATTCAATGCGGCAGGAAACTTTGTCATACAATTCGGTGACGATGGTGATGAGCAGATAAGCTCTGCAACATCATTTAACATATATTCACCATATTATGAAGGAAGTAGGGTTGCACAATGGAACGATACTACACTTCAGTACGAATTTGACGATCAGCTCATAGCGACAGACCTCATAGACAAATACAATAATGGTATTACAGATGTATGTGTATTTATGTCTATTGAAGATGGTACGGCACTTTACTACACCTATGACACGATACTTACAGGGGCAGCATAATGAAAAAGAACAGTAAAAAATTGGGCATATTCAAGAAACCTAAGAAGGTGGTCAAAAAATGACTAATGAAGAGATAGCATTAACGCAACCAAAAGGTACACGCTTTGTCAAGAATGAAGTGACAGTGCTTGGTGGGCAATACAGTGGTGTTATGAACAGTGGACGCAGTGTGACATTGAGTGGTGACGGGGTGGTTCAAGTGCCTGTGAATGCTACTTTAGGTGAAGAGTTATGGACTGGTATGTGTGACCATTACAGTGAGTTAGATAAAACTGATAATGGGGATGGAACAATCACATATACACTAAATCAAGATGGTGATAAAAAAGCTTGTTATATTCGGATGAGTCAAAGTGCTACAGATGGAAAACTTATTCGTGATTTACAAGCCAATGAAGAAGTGCATACTATAATAGAAGTAACAGATTTTAGCACTAATGAAGTTACAATAGTAAATGCTTTTGGTGATGATGTAGTAATAAGTTCTCCACAAACAATAACGATTATTGAAAAAGCGGATGGTACTACAACTAAATGGTCAGGCGTTGCAATCAGTGGTGTAGTAGGAGATAGCTTTACAGTAAGAACAACATCATTTTCAGTAAAAGCAGTAGAGGATGTCCAAGGTTCTGTAACCTACTTCGATGCTTCACAAAAAGAGTTTATTCAAGTGACACATGATGGTGTAAATAGTAAAGAGTTAGTACAAAATGGTGATTTTAGTGATGGATTGGATCATTGGGTAGAAAGTGATAATACATTCTTATCAATATCTAACGGTCAATTAGTAGCTGAGAGAACTCAAGATGGTGGAAATATATTTAAATATGACACAATATTTGATAATATTGGAGCAGGTGTAATATCATTTGATTTGATAGATGACCCAGATAATAGCACAAATAAAGGTATCATATTATATGGCACAGATATAGAAGGTACTGGGAAACATTATTGGTATAAAGCAGTAGTAGGGCATAACTATGTTACCTTTACTGGCACACATTCAGCAGAACTTATATTCAACGCAGTCAACAATGCAGGTGCTAAAACTATTTGGGACAATGTATCACTAAAAGAAATCTTACCACTTTCAACAACTTACGACCTAAAAGACGGTGAATACGGAGTAATAGTCAAACTTCATACAAATTCATTTTCACATGAAGATATTGATGCGTTCAATACAGAACCTGAATTACTTATTGATTGGTATTTTGGCAATAGAACCATACCGAGTGGAATTGTAAAAGGTGCAGATGATAAGGTGTATTATCCTGTGGATGGTGTGTATTTGGAGTTGGATTATGGTGAAGGAAGTGAAAGAATTTGCTCAAACGATTTTAAAGTAAATGAATTAAATACAGAAGGTGATTTTAATTCAACAAATACTTCATTTGAATACGAAGTAACAACAGTAGGTGATAATACAGGATATCCAAGATTTAATACAGAACTTGCAGATAATCATAAATTAAATAGTTTGTATATTGTAAAACATAACATAGTACAACCTGGTATTACATATATTAAATTAGGAAATTCCGGGATTACAAAACCTATAAAAGATAAATTCAATTTCTTGTTTCCAAATGATGAATTAACAAGGCTTGAATATAACTCAAATGGTACTTCTTATTATCATACTATAGTAAATGGTATTTCAGTAAAAGAAATCCTCTCAGAACACATCCCAGTAGAGGGTGCTTACACTTATAATACAAGACTCAACTACGGTATCCAAGACATTAGACTTGAACTGAATGATGCCGGAATTCCTACTTCAGTGGTCACTTCAAAAAACAATACTAATGGAGCGGTCAATACAGGATTCAAACTCTATGCAGCAGATGAATATACGGTAGAAGAAACATTACAAATAGGTGGTGAAACTGCTACATGGGCATGGACAAGTGCAGGTAAGGTATTTAAAGATGGTGTTGAAGTAGGCGCATATACTGTACCGGCTGATGGTACATCATTGGTTCTTGGCAATACGACATTGGATGGACAGACTATCACTGAGAGACATCAAACAAAGGTGTGGACGTACATCCCACATGAGTATGCGTAAGGAGATGAGAATGAATATACCTACGGATAAAAGAAAACATATGATGGTGGGTGTTGTTATATTTGCCATGACGATCGCAATGGCCTTATCGATACAAATGAAGATGACCACACCTCTATATCTTCTATCGCCCGTATGGGCAGCAGCGATAGGAAAAGAGGCGTATGATTACCTTACACCAAACCATACTGCAGAAGTTGCAGATTTTGTGGCAACCGTAGCAGCACCAACAATGATCACGGTGGTGATGCATGTCTACTGGGGATAAAATGATAGATAATCAATTAATACAGGTTGGTTCGGGGGCAAAGGTAGCATACAACTTTGCCATACTTGGTTTTGCATGGACATGTGCATACCTAAACATTGACAAAGAAGCAATTGCACTCTACACAACACTGCTCATGATAGACCTTTTGACCGGGACGATGGCAAGCTTCATTGCAAAAGAAACAGTTACCAGGGCAAAGTTTATTGCAGGGTTCATGAGTAAACTGCTGATGTTCGTCGTTCCTGTAGTGATTGCCATTGTGGCAAAAGTTCAGGGTGGGGAACTGGACTGGTTCATCAAGTGGACTGTTATCGTTTTGAGTGTGAGTGAAGCTATCAGCATCTTCAATAATCTACTTAAATCAAAAGGGCAGAAACCACTGCCAGAAATGGATGCCATTTCGTTGATCGCAAAGAAGTTGAGAGAACTGCTTGAAAAGTTGTTCAATAAAGGTGGGATGTAATGAACTTAAAGCTCACAATATACGCAATTGCAGCTTCGTTTGTAGCCGGTGCATTCATATACTTGAAATATGAGTGGCATGACAAGCTAAACAATGAGATAGAACAGCTTACAGAGCAGCTTGAGGTCACAGGTGCAGAGTTAAACAGATGCTACATTCAAGGCAGAAAGAATAGCGTAGAAAGCTTCATAGAAGGAGTAGGACATGTGGATGAAAATATCAGCATCGATCTTGACACTCTTCATACTTAGTGGATGCGGTGAAGAACCAACACCGTGTAAGCCACAGAAGTGCGAATTC